ACGGTTACCCCGGCGAACTACGGACAACAGAGCGCCCCGGCTACGCAACAATCGGCTCCGCTGACCTGGTCTCCCAGCCAGGAATCCTCGCCCAACTCTTCCCAAACCTCCTCGAGTCCCTCCTTGGAACAGGTGGCGGACTTGGTGGGGATGAGCGCGGAGAGCCGTCAGGTGATGGACGCGTTCGGGATCGAGGCTCCCGCTCTTCTGAACAACTACGCCGTTCAACTCGAAGGGATGGTGGACGAGGCCGTTCAGTGGGGAAACAGGGCCGCTGAAACCATCAAAGGTTACGCCGACTTCGCCGTCAACGAGCACCAGGAGAACCTCGCCTATAACGAGATTCTGACCAACCCTGATGTTCTCAGCGATTACACCCTGAAGTTCTTCGGCCCTGAAGGTCCGTACCCCGTGTACGAGAGCGAAGGTGAGCTGGAAACCAAAGGTTATCCCACCGCTCCTGTTGAGCAGCAGCAAAATGTTATGGCCCAAATCGGCCAGCAGATGCCTGCTCCCCCTCAGGCAGAAGCACCCCAAGCCCCCGAAAACTTCTGGGGTTCTTTCAGCGAGCAAATGGCACGTGATCCCCAGAACGCCTGGCGGACTCTGAACCAGGCTCAGCCTCAAACTGTTGCAAACAAACTGTTTGTAATGGAGTGATAGTTAGCCGGTAATTTTCTTAAATTATCGGCTGCTAAAATTTGTGTTAGATAAGACATATCAATATGTCTGAATCTTTCATCCGCTAAACATTCCCTGCGACACTGGAGGATAAACTAAAGTGTTCATTGATAACGACTTTCCAAAGATTCTCGGTGCGGAGCTGTATCGCCCCCACCCTGCTTACATCGCGGAAATGGCGGTTGAGCCCGTGGTCGTCCACGACTTCACCCGTCAGCCCGGTCAGACCGTTCAGTTAGACCGCTACAAGTTCTGGGGTACTCCTGGTACCAAGGACAGCCGTGAGCGCATTGCTGACCAGACCATTGGCACCGCCAACAGCCGCAACATCACCAAGGAGAAGGTGCTTGTTGTGCTTAAAGAGTACACCGGTCCTGCGGACCCGGGTGATGCAACCCAGCCCAGCACCTTCAAGATTGCTCGTGAAACCCTGGTGACCGCTCAGCGTCTCCTGCTGGATTCCGGCAACCTGAACATGTTCCACCAGAGCATCGGTTCTCTGACCCTGCTCGACGACTATCGCCGTTGGCGTGACCGCGTCTTCATCGACGAACTGTCCAAAGCTGAAGCAAACGGTGCCGCCTCTACTTCTCAGGGTGGTTACTACTTCGCTGGTGGCAAGACCAAGGATTCCTCCGGTCGCGTTTCCTACACCGCCGCTGAGTACGGCACCCAGACCCAGCAGTTCTCTGTCAAGACTGACCTGCTGACTGTTGTTAAGGACCTCCGTAAGCGTAACGTTCCTACTTACGCTGATGGCCTGTATCGCGCCATCGTGGATCCCACCTTCATGATGCACCTGCGTCGTGACAGTGACTTCCGCGAGATCGCCCGTTACGCTGGCAATCCTGGTCAAGGCATGTACATGGGCAACCCCATGATGCCTAACAACTCCAGCTTCTACATGGGTCCTCAGGCTGGTCAGGCCTACTTCCTGGCTGGTGAGCCTGTGATGCCTACTGGCGTCCAGTTTGAAGGTGTGAAGTTCTTCGAGTCCACCAACTTCCCGACCAAGAACGTCACCTCTTCCTTCGATGGTGGTAGCAACTACTCTTCCAGAGAAGTCGCCCAAGGTTACTTCTTCGGTCCTCAATCCATCGGTGTTGGTATCGGCGGCCCGAACGCTCAGGTGCTGATCAACAACAACGATGACTTCAGCCGCTTCATCATCCTTATCTGGCAACTGTACGCTGGCTTCGAGATCCTGAACAAGGACTTCGTGACCACCGGCTTCAGCTTCGTCCAGGACGACGGCTCTATCTGATCCTTATAAATAGATAACTCATCTAGGAGAAATAAATGTCTTATTTGTCGGCTAAAAAAATCTACCCAGGTAACTGGGCAGAACCCCTGAACGGTTGGTACAAAAACATTGATACCAACGACAGCGGTAGCAACGACAAAACCAAGGGCGGCCCCACTTCGGTGCTGGCCGTTCCTGGTTATCGTTACTTCCAACAACGCGGTTATGTGCCCGTGGCTTCTAAGTCCGGTAGCACCAACACCGCAACCGGTAACGTGATCGTCCCTTCCCCCTATCGGAACGACGACACCCGTACCGATATCACCGGCATGGTGATCTCTGGCAGCAGCACCATCCCTGCTTACGTTTATCGCGCCACTGTTTCCGTGGCTTCTGGCTGGGGTGATGGCCGCGTTGCTTCTGGCGTCTACGCCGCTACCGGCAACGTGATCTCCTTCTGCCGTGACAACAGCGGTCCTGTGTCCGCTAATGGCGCTGGTGAAGGTGTTGCTCAGGCCAACCTGACCTCCACCGCTGCTGGTGTCCGCGCTGGTGAGATCTACTTCGAAGGCGGTTCCGCTGCCTACAGCTCTCAGCCCTTCCCCACCGCGACCGGTGCTGCTGGTCTGGCTACTGGTGTGATCCATAAGCAGATCACCGCTGCTACCACCTTCAAGGTGTTTGCTCGCGCCACCGTGACTGGTACCTCCACCTCCGGCGGTTTCTACATCTCCGATGCAGATGCCGATGCAAGCCGTAAGGGCTACCTGGTGACTGAAGTCTGCTACCTGCAGCCTGATGAAGCACCTGGCTACGAGGATATCGAAGCTTATATCCCCGCCCGCACTATTAGCTGATTGAGGTAAACTAGGACCAGAAATAAACTCTGGTCCTTATGCTTTATCAGCACAAAAAGACGGGAACTCGTGTAAAAATTGTCAGTGAGTTTGATAATGGCGATTGGTTTATGGTCCAAGACCAAGACGATCGCATTTTCACCGCTTACAAAAGCGAGTTAACACCTGACGAGCCCGCCACCAAAAAGGTAAAAACTCTTCAGGTAAAAGATAAAGCAGCAAAGGAAGAACCCCGTAACTTCCCGCCTGATACTCGCCTTAATATCAACGGGGCGACCGCACAGATGATCGCAGATCATATCAAGGGCATCGGCCTTAAAACAGCCAGGGAAATCAAAGATCTCCAGATGTCCTTATCGGGTGAAAGATTCAATAATCTCGAACAACTAAAGCAAATCAAGCGGGTTGATTGGGATTCTGTTATTGCTGCTGATTTGATTAGAGTGTAAGGCTTCTTCCCCGGGTAACCGGGGTTTTTTATTGATTACATCAATTTATAATTGAATGACGCGGAGGCTTTGTAGTGCAGCTATCTGACTTTGATAAAAGTAGGGTCAGGTATCACCTGGGCTACTTTACAACTTCTGTCCCAGCGGGTGATTATGCCCGTTTGGAAGAAGCTATGAATACCATTCCGGATTCATTCTTCTACGACAAAATTACCATTCAGATTGGCCGCTGCGACACTGCAGAAAAGAAAACTGAAGTCGCTGATTCTCCTTCTACCAGAATTGAAACGATCCTGGGCGACGTGGATCGTACGATTAAATCCAGCAATGCCAAGGAGGCATTGAAGGTATGGGATGAGATTTACCTGTACGAAACAAATCGTTTGGCAGGTATTCTTTACGTTCCTAATTACAAAGATCCTTTCCAAGCACGCTATCGCTACGAACGTTCTGGTGCGGAGTTTATTCAAGCATTACCTGGCCCAGCCGATACAGCTGTTGGTTCCAGGATCTATTTAAATGAGGTGTGGAGATAATGGCCGAACGACAGTCTCGTCTTTCTGATTCCCAGCTTGCTTCTCTTGCTCGTCAAGCAGGCTTCGAAGAAAATACAATCCCGACGATTGTTGGAATCGCTCGGGCCGAGTCAGGGGGTAACCCTATGGCTTTAAACCCAGATCGTTCGACAGGTGACGAATCGTATGGTCTGATGCAAGTCAATATGATTGACTACCCCGACTATCAATTAGGGCAATCAAGACTTCGTGAATTTGGTTTAAAAGCCAAAAGCGATTTATATGATCCCCTCACCAACATGAGGGCAGCAAAACGTATTTTTGATACGCAAGGACCTAATGCCTGGTCTGTTTACAAGTCAGGCAAGTATAAGGAGTACGTACCTGGCGCAGGACAGATTGCAAGCACCGGACAAAGCTACGGAGGGGCAAGTGCTGCAGCTGGCGGCCTAGACATGAAAAG